TTTCTAAAGCACTTTCTAATTCTTTACTTTGACGCTCTTTTTCTTCAGCTTGCTGTTTTTCATTGTATGTTTTTAACTTTTCTATTTCTTTTTTATTCTGGTTTGATTGTTTATTATGTAAGTGAGCAAAAAATAAAATCATAACAACAGAAGGCGTTGCATCATTAGTTATTATAAGTGATGCTAATTTAATTACAACGTCCACAGCATTTTTGTTTTTATATTAATAGATAGATCTTCTAGTAATTTTTTTATTGCTTTGTTATCGCATTTTTTTTCTTTGTTTGTGTTGGTTAGTATGTAAACTATGATTGTTCCCCTGAAATTTTTAATTACAGTAAATCCTAAATTAGTTATTTTTCTATTAGAAGATAATACCATATCTTTTATAGTGTTGCATTTGGGTAAATTATCTGACTCATTAAATACTATTGCTTTTGTATCTTCTGTTGAATTTATAAAATTATAAGTGCAATTATCTATTTCTTTTTTTTCCTGATATGCAATATTACCCTCCTTAACATCATTAATAAAATTATCATCTATGAGTGTAAAAAGTTTTGAGTAAGAATAAGATTTATTAAAGATTCCTTGAACCGGTATGACGGACACATAATAACCTTTGCCGCACTGTTTTAGCACTTTTGATATTTGTTTTTTTTCAAAATCGTAAAAGTTTCTAATATTAGTTCTGTTTGCATCTAAGTAAATAATGCAAGCCAAGACTACGATCAATGGTAGCGTTATACAAGGAAATCTTTTTTTCATATTTCTTATATTTATTTATTAATATATCCGTAGGTCAAACTGTACTTTTTATTTACTAAGCACTTTAAAAGTTCGTTAGGGGTAAACAACTCAATGAGGGGAACCATACCAGCTAAATATAAAGCCATCTGTATAAACTTTGAGCAATAATGTAAAGTGTTCTTTTTGCCAATATAAGTGTAAACCTTTTTTTTAATAAATTTAGGCACGATACCCCATTCTTCAATTTCTGAAAATATAGCTAGTAGTATTGAATAACGACCTAGGCCGACCCACTTTTGTAAGTCCTTGCGAATTACATCATATTGTTTATCTGTAACTTCAATAGTTACCCGGTCTATTCTAGTATCTTTTTTTAACTTCTTATACCAAACGGCAGAGGGTGTTTTGATATTACCCACCACGCCTTTGGATTCAAAAACATGACTACCCATGTCAATAGAGCAATGCTCCGCTGAAATAGTATGACCGTTTACCTTTAACCTATCTCTATAAGTACCATATTGGATAAAGAATCTGGCAAAATATTTAATGGATTTAGAGCTTAATTCTGTTTGATGAAAATTAACGTATATGTTCTTCATTACCACTTAATATCATTAACTTCTTTAATGCTTTTGGCAAAATGTAAAGCTCTTAACTTAGTAGCTACCTTATTATAAGTTACACCTCTTTGTTGTGCGATTAGAGTGGCTAGACCTTTTAACTCCTCAATGTTTACTTTTTTAGGTCTTCCATAAACATCTACCCAGTCATAAGAACGGTGATTTAAAATAATAGCTCCTAAAATATTGGAGTTAGCTTTTTCGCTAGATACAAATTTAGTACCTAAATAATCAATATGCTTATATAGTTCTATTGATTTCAACTTCTCTATTTCTGCTGTTTTAGAGTCTTTAGCATTTTGCAATAATTCTTCTGAAGTAAATTCAGGCTCAGGGGTATTCCCTTCCGCTATCCATTCTTGTATTCTGTTATATTCTGAATTAGAAGGATCTTTAGGTACTGTTATTGAGTTATTAATTAAGTAACTATTTTGTAATTCTTTAACTATTTCTATGTTCATAATTTAATTATTAAAGTTCTGCATCTGCTGTAAAATGCCATGATAATAGTGATCCTGATGGGCTGATTCCTCCTTTAGAAATCGAATAAGCTGAAAATCCTGCATTTGCTGCTCCTGCAGCAATGTCACTTCCAGAAGATTGATTTCTAATTTGACCTAAAGCACCAGACGCGTGACTATAATTTGTTACTGTAGGAGTAGATCTTTTATTAACTTTAAATCTTACATCTGTGTTAAAATCAGATCCTGTAGATCTATCGTTTACATATCCTGAAGCAGTTACTGTTCCTGGAGCAGTAGTTAAATTATAACTCTTCTCATAATACCTCTGGCAAAGCTCAATTTCCGTTTGAATTGTCCTACTTTCAAATGGAGTAGAAACACTCCCAGCTTCAACTTGAACGCCAGTAATCCGAAAATCATTAGATGTCGAATCTGCACTATTGACTTGATTTGAGGTTGCAAAATAATTACCAGTTTGCCAAGTATCGGCAGTAGTTTGATGAGTTGATCCAGCAACTAAAACAAAGGACAACTGTAGTCCGTTTCCCGTAGTATAATCCCAAGTGCCAGCACTAGGACTTGCGGATATAGTTATGGTTTTAAATTCCCACGTATTACTAGAATTAACTGTGTACTCTGAAACATAAGATCTATCCTGTCCGCTATTCCTAACGCTTACACAAAAAATACCTGTCTTAGTTGATCTTACCCAAAAGGATATAGTGAAAGTTTTTTGTGCGATTACTTGAAAATTATAACCTTCTATTCTTTGAGCAATAATTGCAATATCCCCAGCCGCAATAGAGGTATCAGCAGTTGTGCAATCTATTTTCATTGATTTATCAATGTATCTCCCTGATTCTAAGGTGGTTGGGGTTTCTGTGTCTTGAGTAATAGTATATGCCATTGATCCAACTTTACTAATAAGCCATCTGTCTAAAGTATAATCACCATTGGTTACTGAGGTAAAAGAAGTTCCTCTTTGTGCGATTTGAAAATCTCCGTTGATTATTACATTTTTATTATAAGAGTCAGGGTCTTCCCAAGAAACATCTGTACCATCACTAACTAAAACCTTATTGGCAGTCCCTATAGGTAAATTAGCCCAATCCGAACTAGAGTTGCCAACCAGTATATCCCCCCTAGCACAAGTTAATGCGGCAATATCAGTTAAGTTAGTATCAAAGGCTTGAGCACCCAACGTGGTTCTAGCAGCAGCAGCGGTAGTATCATCTAATACTGTAGCCATGAAAGAAGAAACTGTAATTGAGTCTGCTGAACCTGCGGAAGCAATCATATTGCCACTAGCATCAAAAGCTAAAAACGTACTGGCCCTGTTAGAAGGTAAAGTAAAAGTACCCCCTTCTGCATCAGAAGCGCTTAGTCTTACACTACGACTTATATCTCTTTCAAGTTGCTGCATTATAGACTGCATACGGGTTAATTCCGTATTTAGTACATTGGATCTAAAAGCTCCGGCCAATGAAAAACCTGTTAATCTGTTAATTGGTATTTCTCTAGATATAGAAACTGCATCTAAATTTGCAAGTCCAGTATTAAAAACAATCTTACCGCCATCCATCGGTAGGTCAGTTTCAGGGACTATACTTGAATTGTCGGATTGTTTAACTACATAGTCTGTAGTTTTAATGTCGTTGACATATACCTTAATGTCCGAAGTATCGAAAATCATAAAGGTAAAAGTGAAATCCGTTTGGCTAGCAGTAGAAATGTACTGGTCTAGTGGAGTCTCATCTGTCAATGCTGGTACTGTACCCATATTTAAATTTCAATTAATTTTTAGGAATCCCTAGATTATTATTAAACTCTTCCTCCATTAAGTCAAGAGTTTGTCTTACTCCGATCATAGTTTGTAAAGGCAGTAACCTTCGTACAGAATGTACTGTAGATTGGTCTGCATTACCGCTAAGAACATCTGAAGCTATTGATAAAATATTAGTAACTTGACCAGAAGTAGGGCCAAGTGCGGAAAAGTTATTATAGTTATGGTATTTGTTTGTAGCATTGGTCCCAAGTATTCTAGACAACCCTACATTCCCTTGAGCAAGTTTCTCTAATTTATTATTGTAATCCATGAACCAACTGGTTACTCCGCTACGATCCACCCCCTCTTGGATTAAGGTAGCAGTATCTGGCATTTCTTCACCCCTAGCCGCTCTCTTATATGCTGCAACTAAAGTTCCAAAACCAACCATAGTTATTAAACCTTGAGCTGTTTTACTATCAAAATCTTGGACTATAGGTATGAGTGTCTTTTGCATAGAAGAGAAAGCAAACGACTGGAATTGACCAAATAAAGTCAAGCCATTCCTTGACATCCACAGAGGGGTCGTGCCTGCACCGGGGGTAACAATAGTGCTATCGGCAGCTTTCTTTATAGCACTAGCGTAAAGCTCTCCAAATTCTTTAGCCTTTGCATCCCACTTAGTGATGTTGGGAAAAACTAGATTATCAATTATTTCGCCATGTTTTTTGATTTGAGCGCGGATAGCTTTAGCTGAGTTTAAATCAATGCCACTACTAGCAAGATTAGCTATCTGTTTCTTGGTAGCCTTATTACCTGCTACGGCAGACATTGCATCGTGCATATTGCTTTGAATAATTCCAGAAGCCATTTGCTTTAACCCCCCGTTCCAATGCTTAATACCTGTGGTTGTCATTAGTTTCTGGCTAGCAACATCCATGGCTCTTTCAAATTTAGTATGTTTACCAAAATCATCCATAATATCCCCAATGGCATTTACCCTCCCATTATTAATTAAATCAAGACCAACCCCCATACGGTTCATTTCTCTAGCATGGAGCTTTTTATACTTTCTAAATTCAGGAGAATACAGAGATTTTGCTAAAGGTTTTAACCCTTTTGTCAAAAATTTAGTAGCACCATCGGCCATTACTAATTTACCAATATCGGATAAAGAAGAGATGAGTACATCCCCCAACATATTAACTACGTTATACTGTTTAATCTGTCTTTGAGTTCTATAAGCCCAGCTATCAGGATTAATACTATACCCATAGGTTCCCATTAACCTATCCCTAAGAGCTAGAATATCTACTAAGTCTTTTTCTTCTCGTGCTTTTAGTTTCTTTAAAGCTTTAGGATCGTCTAAGACTTTAGCTTTTAGCTCTTTATATTCAGCTTTAATATCTTTAAGTAGCGACGATTTGCTATTAGCCATATCATCATCTAAAAATTCTGCTCCAAATTTCTTAGCCATTCGGGTACGAGAGGACATTAACTTAGAATATTTAGTTATTACTTGGTCAACATCCATTTCTAAAAATTCTTCTAAATCTGCGTTGTCTAGTAGTATCTTTCTACTTTTGGTAAAGCTAGGCTTAGAGGACAGCCCTATGCCATCATGTAAAACGCTACTAGAAGATCCCATGACATTATCATAAACATCTAGGGCTAACCCTTTAAAATAACTGTCGTCTTTATATTCCGCTGCATCTTCATAGATCCTAGCTTTATCCCCACTTTTAGCTTTAGCGTATTCGCCCTTAAAATAATCAGCAATTTTTTTCTGAAACTTAGCTGGGTTTTTAGAAATAGCCGCTTTGTTGTACCCTCTTGGAAAATAAGTATCTAAGGTTTTAGTAACTGATTCGCCATCACCAAAGAAACCTTTAATCTTTAGACCTTCTTTACCATAATGTTTTAAGATGTCTCTAACTTTAGCTCCGGCTGCGGCTACTTCGGGTATGTCTGATTTGCCTTTCCTATTTAATGCTTTAGAAATTTCAATATTGAACTCTGCCCTAGATAACCGGGTACTATCCTTACCTAAACGCCTTTTATATTTTACAAATTGATCTTGGTTGTTTAATATAACACTAGCTAAACGACCTTCATCAAGGCCCCTTTCAACTTCTACCGATTTTCCTGTGGGGACCCCTTTAAGGTTTTTGTTTAACTTAGGTACAAATTCTGCTAATTCAGGCATAGCAATCCTAGCTACTACTGATGGGCTAGTAATTAGTCTTAGACTGGGATCTTGAAACATTACGGGCTTAAATACGGCACCCCTATACAAAGTGTTTTCTTTGAGTAATTCATCTCTAGTTTTTGTAGGAGCTGCTGCCGCACCTAGGGAAACACCTGGGGTTTCTCTAACCCCTGCATCCGCTTTTACATGCTCAGTAATATCTAATTCATCTTCTAACTGTTTTTTAAAGGCTCCGTATTTATTTGACTTATTTAATAGTGCATAGCTACCAGCCCCTAATACACCAGATAATACAGTTCCTATAGATATATTTGCCGCTGATTCTACTAGAGTTCTAGTTTCTTGCTGAGTATGTAAAGCGGCTTCTTGAAGTGAAATAGAACCTGCACCCACCATTGCTACTCTAGCACCTTGGGAAAAAACACTAATTGCTTTTCCGGCCTTAGCTCCTTGGTACAGCAAACCCCCAATGGGTAAAAAATTAATAGGGTCAAGAAAACCTGCGGCACCATTAGCAACTATACCTTTCCAACCAGCATTGGCATTGTATTCTCTATCAGAACCTTCTTGGTCTATCTGCTCTTTAATAGCATCAAAATGTTCTTGATTTTCTGCATGAGCAAAAACCCTAGAAGTAGATTTATCCAACTGATAGCTTTCAGGCAAAGACTTAAAAGCCTCGTCAAAGTTGAAGTCTTCATCCCTAATCCAATTACCCTTTGATTTGGTTGTAGCAAAAGCTCCTAAAATATTTTCGTAACGAAAAGCTCTTTGCATAGCACCGCCCAGAGTAGTTTCTATTTCCGGAACATTAGTATCGGGCTGTTGTGTTAAGTCGGGCAACACTATTCCTGTTTCTTCTGGTATAAAAGGCATATTATCTTTCGTTCAAGTTTTTTAAATTAAA